ACTCTAATGGATCGCCAATAACGATTGCTGCTGCAGAAGCCGCAACAAACCCGTATACCTCGTCACCAGATTGAGCATAGTTAGCTAGTACGTTGTCGCCTGTTGCGTAATCGTCATCAATACCGCCACCGTTTGAAGTGTTCTCTACTGCATATAATAATGAGTTAGTTCCTACCGCTGTATGACGGATAAAATCGCCATCACTTGCTCTTTCTATAAAGTCTCCAGGTGTAATCGCACCTTGTGCTTTTCCTTCTTTTCTAAAAGGATTTCCGTTTATCTTTAAACAAATTGTATTTTCTGACATTGTTTAACCTCCTATAATGATCCAATAAAACCTGTTGGTTTATATTGTTCTTTGTTTTCAACTAGGCTTGATCCGTTACCGCTATAATCTTTTGGCTTAATCAAGTTATTGATTTTTTCTAAAACTGAAAAAGAAAACGTTTCAACTTCTTCTGCTGTAAAATGTTTATTATCAATTAAAACTTTTTTAAGCCCTTGTTTTTTTTCATCAAAAATTTTTGACTGATTCTCAAGAAACTCTTTTTTCTCGTTATCAATTAACTGATTTTCAACTATTTCTTTTTCTTCTGTTTCTGTTTCTTTTTCTTCTTTTGGCTTTTCTTCTTCTTCTGCAACTGATACTTCATTTTCTTTTACTTCTTCTGTTGTTTCTTCTGCTGTTTCTTCTGTTGTTTCTTCAGTTACTTCTTCAGTTGCTTCTTCAGTTGCTTCTTCAGTTACTTCTTCAGTTACTTCTTCAGTTGTTTCTTCTTCTTTTGTTTCTTCTTCTTTTGTTTCTTCGTTTTGAATTTCTGTCATATAATTACCTCCACTCAAATTTAACGTTTGATAGCTAGTCTTTTGGATCACCTCCTGGGCGTCATCTTCTAATATCACTACATTATCATCATTAATTGCGTAACTCTCTTTGAATACGCTTCTATTTTTGCCAAACTCGTAAATAACCGAGTTGTCGTATATATCAATAATATAAACTAAGTCGTTATACTTTTTTTCTAAGGTCAAATTTAATAATTTACTTATTTCTTTTTGGCTATTTTTCTTACCCCCACACACTCCCCCACATTGGCAACTATTAACACTAATTGACGCACCACATCCATCCTCAATACTACATGCTCCCACTGTATTAGGTAACAACGCTAAATGATCGGGTCTGATATTTCGTACAATAGCATCGTATTCATCATCGCCATACTTACCAGATACCATTTCAACATTAGAATATAACCCTGTAGATACTTCCATAATCTCCCCACTTTCAAAACTCTGAATCAAATAATCTGCGTTAAGTTTTTTAACTTTTTCAAGGTTTAAATAAATTTCACCTTTAAGTTTTTTATCTTCATACTTGGAATTAAAAACATACCCCACACTATTTAACTCTTGTATCCGTGGACTTCTCGCACTTACCGCAACCCCCTCAATCTCTGGATGATTGATCGGTACTGGTACGCCATCCCATGTGTTCGCCCATCCATCAAACTCCTCAGCCGGATAAAAAAGCCTATTCATAACGCCCTCTTGTGCCATTATCACAGGGATTACCATATGCTTAACACCTTCAAAATCGGTATAATTAATATTAGTTGTATCTACGTTACATTTTATTTTTCTAATCATAATATAACTATCTTACCACTTTTGGATTATCATATACAAGTTGTAAAAGACTGACTGGAATTTCTGTTATTGTACATCTGCAATTCGGCTCTCCAATTAACGGTGTAACTTTTTCTTTTGAATAAAATTTGTTGTTTCTTTCTCGGTGAGTTTGCCTTACCCTAGCATCCACGCCACTAATCCAACGAAATACAACTTCCTCACCTAAAAAATCTGAATACGCATCAACATTATTAATCCTAGCAAGGTTAAACGCATTAATTACCTCGGTTCTTGCTAAGAGTTTTGCTCTTGTTATCCCGATTTTTTCAACTCTATCAGTAATCCTTTTTGCCATATCGTTGGGATTTTCCCCTTGCAATATTCCCTCTGATATAACATAACTTATCTGTTGGCTCATAGCTTCCGTAATCCCTTTTAATTGGTCAAAATCTCTGGTGAATATTAATTCCATAGCTCTAGCATGTGGGGGTAGATTAACTAAATTAGGTAAATCTGGGATAACATTCTTACCTAATCGCTGTTGCATTACTGACGTGCTTTTTTTTATTCCCTTCCGATACGCTGTATCAATATATGCTAATAACCAATTTATATTTGAATCGTCTTTTTGTGCACTTCCAGATAAAATTATTTCTGCAATTGCACCCTGTAACCAAGAATCAAACTTTTTTAATTTGTCACCGTCTCTTAAAAAAATAAATTCCTCTTTTTTTAAGGCTTGGGCATTATCCACAAAAATTTTATTTTCTTTCACACTCTCCACAATTAACCTATTTAATTGTTTAAATCTTCGGTTAATTTCTGAAACTGCTTTATTTCTTAAAGTAAGTGTCCGAGTGGGATCGTCACTAACATTACAGCATAACATCAGTCTAGATCGTTGGCGTCTTTGCCTTGATAATCTTTACCCATAATTTCAAAAAATTGTTCAATTGGCATAACTGCATCCGCCCCCTCAGTATTTTGGTACTTTTGCAACGCTGTTGCAACAACATTGGCATTTTTATAATTTTGTGTTGTATCTTCGGGGATTAAGTTTGGCCATTCAATTTTAAAATCATTTTTTGGAGCTGATAAAACCCCATGCTCAATAAACCAGTTAATTAAAGGTAAAATTATTACATTTTCGCAAAAATCTATCTGCCTATTCATAATATTTTCTTTGAAATTGTTTTCGTCTTGGGTACTTGCCAGATTCCCTGCCTCACTGCCTAATAATATACGCATAGGAATTTTTGACGCACACGAAATACATTTCATTATCATATTAAAATGGTTCTCTGGATTAGCCACATCAAAATTTATTGGTTTAGCTTCGATCCCTTTAGTTTTCAAGAATCGTGTTAAACTATTTGAAAAATCTTGTAAATGTGATTCTAAATCTTTCGCACTGTCTTCTGTGAAGTTAGTATCTGCACTACTCTCAAGGCTAAATCCCCCTCGGCCGTTAAGCCAAAACATCTCAGATCCGCCACCTTTTACTTTCGTAAGGTCAATTAAATCATTATACACTTTCTGTAATCGTGGTTGACCTATAACATCATTTTCTAAAGGATTTTCAACAATGTGAATAATTCGGGAATGGTGTACTTTTGTTTGTCTTCCTTTCATTACCTTGTTAGCTGTGCTTAATGATTCGGGTGCATAATCTCCGCTATTGATTGTATACATTAACGGTAATCCATATCTAGGTGAATTTATATTCTCATCATATTCATCAATTACTGCGTTTCTGCTACTTTTAGGTGAAATGTATAATATATCATTAATATTAATGTTACCCTCTAGCGGTTCACTAGGTTTCTTCCCATCAGCAACGCCAATATATAAAACACCATAATCACCTAACCCTGTTAATATATCCGCACGCTTTAACTTGTTGACTATTTTTAAACGTGTGTTCTTAAAAAGTTCTTTTGTTTCTTTTTCAAAAATACTATCTTTTGCTTCTGTTTCGGTTTCAATAATTTTAAATTTACTTTTCCAACAATATTCGGGGTATGTTTCAATTAATCTGCTACCGATACTATCACGTTTATAATAGGCTAGGTAATTATCAAAATTAATTTGGTCTGGATAACCAAATTGTTTAAAATAATTTCTATTCCCCTTGTGAGATGACATTAAAAACCCAAAATTGTTTAGTCGGCTAGAAGTTATACTATTATTAGTTTTAATATTCTCTTGATTTTTTACCTGATTCTTTAATAGTTTATTCTCAGCTCTTAACTGCCTTTCATTTTTAGATTGCGTCACTTAAAAAATCCTTTTTAGTTTATAAACTAAATAATAAAACAAAATTAAACACAAAGTCAATTTTTAAAACGTCCCAGCCACTTTCTTAGGTTGCATCAACGCAATCTGGACAGCATCAAGCAATACATCCACTTGGTCATCGTGTTTATGCGTCATCAACGGCGTAAAACTGCGTAACTCCATTTTAAAATCATGGATAAAACTTGCTTTTTCGGGCAAAAAAACCTTACCAGTCACTAAATACGGCAATGCATCTTGCGCCCTTGTGAATTTGTCTTTATTTCTTTGTACTGCAATAATATTCATATCATTTTTTAAATTCTGGATCATATCAGTTCCACTTGATTTATCCTCAATATAAACATACCTCATGTTTCCTATTTGATTTGTTGTGGTTTTGTGTTTTTCGTGAAACTCAATAAATACACGTTTTAAGTCTGGACTTTCCCATCGTCCACACACTAAATCAATTAAATATAAATTATTATTTTTAACACCCCAGCACGCAATAGCTGATCTGTCATTATGTTCTTTTGTTTTCTGGGCTGTATCGGCCGTTATAAATTTATACTCAAATGATGTTTGAATATTGTTTGGCCAATAATTAAAAAACTCGTCTTTAAATATCCCCCCCCCTAACGGTGCAGGACTTTGGTACAATTGACTAGCTGTTGAGTATGGGTGCGATTTTTTCATCATCTCTAAATCTTCGAGAGTGTGTTTATATGGCCACAAAGCCCCATTGTCTAGATTATGTTCAATCGGGATTCCGTAGGGGTAAATATCATAATTATATATCTTTGATTCGTCTGTGATCTCACAAGGTAAACAAAGATGATGCCATTTTTCACCCGTTCCCCCCCTTAATAAAAACCCTGTTGAGTCATCTTCGTGTAATCGTTGCATGACAAAAATTACAGGTACATCTTTGTGAGCTAATCGGCTCATAAATGTATCATTAATCTGGTGATTTACTTTATCTCTTACCACATCACTATAGGCATCTTGTGGCTTTATGGGATCATCAACGATTAACGCACCAGTGAAACCCTCTTTCATTAATCCCGCACCAAACCCTGTAATCGTTCCCCCACTAGATACAGCTAATAATCCCCCATCATGCCCTTCAATACGCCATGATTTCTTAGATTTACTATCTTTCTTAAACTCTAAATTAAATAAACTTTTATATGATTCGTGAGCAATTAAATCTTTAATTATCATACTGTTTTTTAATGCCAAGCTATCGGCATAGCTTGCATGAATAAATTCACTACTTGGATTAATTGCAAAACCATTGGCAATAAAAGAAATTACCACCTGTTCAGTTTTTGTATATCTTGGTGCGATATTAACTATTAATCGTTTTATCTCCCCTCTAAACACTCTATCCAGTGTTTGCCCGATTAGATAATGATGACGATTAAGGATCATTTTCTGTTTTTTTCGTTGATAAAAAAAGTACCGCGTAAACGCTAAACTATTATTAAGTAACGTCTCCCTAAGTAACGCTTTTTCAATACTGGTCATTGAACTTTTTGAAAAACTTTTGTAAATCTTTGTCGCTTACGTTTAATTCGGGAGCTGGATTATTAACATTAATTGTATTTACTGTTTCTTTTGATCCACTAATTAACGTGGAAATCATCTTTAAAGCATCATTCGCCCCTTTTGAGTCCACTTTATATTCACCTGTATGATGCCCTTTATTATCAATAATCGGCTGTTTAAGCATACACTTATGATATATATCAAGTAAATGTAACACTATTGCATTTTCATTCACAAATATGGTTTTAATTTGTTCTTGGCGTAATACTAAATATTCCCCCACCAAATTATTATTAAGTATTTCCTCATTAATGTTGTTAAGATACGTTTCTTGGGGGGATATACTACCGTAAGGTGAGCTACTATTTTTTAAATGTGTTTCACAAAATGTTAATTCCTCATCAGTTAAAAGTTTTTTAATTTCCAAAACTTTTTGAGTTAATTTATTTGCTTGTGATTGTAATTTACTTTTTTTTGCCATGTTTGAAATTCTCTATAAAACTACATATTTTAGTTTGTGTTATTATTACCTCGTTTTGGGTATCTTTTATCTCTTTTAAATCGTCCTTAATTGATAAGGGCGCTTCTTTTTCAATCATTCGGGATACTTCTTTACGTGTAGGCCGTTGCCTCAACTCGTAAAAGTGACTAGGTGCTCCACCTATTAATATGGATATCGTGCTTATTGCTATATAATGCCATATATCATCCATTACCTAGTTACTCCCTTTATCTTTTCAATTGTACGAAAAGCCCCTAAACCCAGCAAAACATAAATAAGCTCTTTCGTTTCATTGAATTGATTGTAAGGTAATTGCGGTAATGTGTCATTACATAATACCATTATATAATTAATAACATCTTTAATAATTAAGTTATAGGCTAGGTTAATACCACATATCCAACCAATTAACGGCCTCCATCCACTCATAAAAAAGTTTTTGTTTAACGCTTCAATTTTTGTAACTTCCGCATTAATAACCTCAGATTTATCTTTGATTGCTTCAATTAATTGATTTTTGTTTAACCGTTGATTCTTTTTAGAATAAACTACGCCTAAAACAGAATTAATCAAGGTAGGTAATACCGATACTATACTAATACCCATAATACCACTCTGTATATCTATCACGATCAATATCAAGGTGTATATAATGATTACCTACACCTAACCCAATAAATCTATCGGTTTCTTTTCCAAAATTATTATCAATTAAAAAATTATAATACTTAGCAGAGTTAACATAATTTAAAATAACCTCTTTCAATTCATCGCCTGTATAATATTCTGTATTACTTTTTTTCGATGCAATATCCACAGCCCTTAAGTAAGGCTTGTTATGCTGTGCCAAATGTCTTGAATTAAATGGTATACATTCAATTAATGGCTTATAACTTAACCCATTTTCTAGCGTATTTATTTTATTTTCATCACTTAAACTTTTATAAATTAAATAATGCGTCATGAAATCTCTGCTAGAATCGGTTATAATTACGCTAGTACCAAGTTTATCTCTTAATGTCTGCAATATCGCTAACAAGCGTAAATCGGGCATCACATAATTAAATTCTGACAACCAAAAATTTTTACTAATTTTTAAATTTTCTTTTTTCATCTTCTTAATTTTAACACACTAAAATTAATTTTTGCTAATTATACAAAAATACATTATTATAATGTATACGTCTTAATAGCTTATTTTTGGTTTAGTCCCCCTTTTCCAGAGATAGGCTTTTTAAGATAATTTATATATAAATTGCACTTCTTATCAATTTGCAAAAAGATGTAATTTCATCAGAAATTACAAGATTACATCGGCATAATTTTGTGCTTAGCTTTTCCATTTTGTAATTTCTGCCGATTTTCTGAAATTACAAAAAATGTGACGTAGCGTCTAATTTTCTTAATTAAACACTGTTTTGTAATTTTTAAATTTTTTTAGAAATTACATTTCTTTTCAATTTTGTACTTAATTAATAAGATGTAATCTTGTAATCTTGTAATTTCACTTTGAAGTAAAAATTCAAAAATCAAAAAAAAAATTCCTTAAATTACAAAAGCCAAATTACAAGATTACAAGGTTACAAATGGCTATTTTTGCATTTCCTTATACAAAAATAATATATAAATTACTCAGTTGCTAATTGTGTAAAAAAGTGGGGTTTTTTCTTTTATATTTCTCTAATAATTTTTAAAATTATATCATCATGAACGCTTTTAGCTTCGTTTATACAATAATTCAAATATGTATAAATAC